GGCTTCGGCGTCGCGCACAATGACGTGCCGGGGGCAAAGTCGCTCGTTCTCGGCATTGGCGTGGCCGCACCAGTGGCCCCACACTGGGGCTGGGCCGCCAATAATGTGCTCGCACTGCCCGGGTACGACGGGCGGCATCCGGGCAGCGATCGGTGCGTGCATGCCGCAGTGGTCGCGGTGCATCGGGTGCCCGGGCATGTTGAGAACCTGGTGCTCGCAGGGGCGGTGGTCGCCCTGCTTGATGAAGTTGCAGTTCTGGAAGGGCATCTTGGCAAGAAGCAAGAAGAGAAGAAGAGGCCGGGGGGCTCTGGCTCCTTTTGTGAACCCACGGAATCCGTTTTCTGATTTGTGCTTAGATATAGCCGTTGAGCATTTTTTCCGCCTCGTCGTAGCTGGCGACCTTGTGGTAGGCCAATTGCCCGACCAACCGCCCAAACACAGCTGCCCGCGAAAATGTGTCGACCGTGGAGTTCAGAAAGGTCGCAAACTCTCGCACGGAAAGGTCTTGGTCGTGGCGGCCGCGAAAGGTCTCGCGGAGTGTCTGGTTGAAGCCCGGGTACACATCGTAGGACACGATGGATTGGAGGATCACGTCGAAGTCAACGAAGGGTAGAGTCTTGTCCATGGTGTCTGACAGTACATTCCCCAACGGAATCCGTTTTTCTAAAAACGAATGGAGCTTTCCCAACGGAACCAGGAGTCAGCGGGTACCATGGCACTCAACATTGACAACGCACTTTCCGACATGACGGAGGACTTCCCGGGCTACGCTGCACACTACACCAAGGTGGATGGACTCTGGCTAGTCCACTTCACGGGACCTCGGGGCCAAAAGATTCTGATTGAGGTTCTGATTCGCGACGGTGGCATTGTGATGTCCATCCTCAACTCCAAGAACATGGAGCGGAAGGAGATCGGGGACATCATGAACGCATTCACGGACCACCTCGAGATCATATCCGAGTAGGCATCTTATCCGCAACAACCTTCTCGAGTTCAACCTTGATGGGGACAAACACCTTACACTCGTGGACCTCTGGGGTCCGACACTTGACGCAGAACATTCCGGGACACTGGCAGTTGAAGATGAGGTGAGTACGCTTTTTACACTGAGAACACTTGGTGAGAGGCATGGTGGATTGGTCTTAGTCTTGCCGTCATACTTTTCGTTTCCTAGAAGCAATGGGTAAGCTGATCCGGTACGTCGCCCGTGTGGATCCGGATGTCCGGTATTCGCAGGAGGAGTTTGCGGAGTTACTTCAGATTTACTTAGCGGATCCAGAGGGATGGGAAGCCCATGGGTACACGTTTGAGCTCGTGAAGAACCGCCCAGACGTGACCATCCGGTTGTCGTCGCCCGCGACAATCACGAAGACGTGCGGACTTCCCGACAACTTGTCGTGTGCTGAACTGGGGGGTCGCAATATGTACCTCAATGCGATGAGGTGGGTCCACGGCTCATCCAAGAGCGGACAAGACTTGACTGGATACAGACAATACGTGGTGTCGCATGAGATGGGTCATATCCTTGGTCATGATCATGTAAAGTGTCCAGGTCCCGGACAACCGGCCCCAATTATGATGCAGCAGACGATCGGCATTGACGAATGTACTGCGAACACCAAGATAACAAAAACTGATCTAAAATCAAAATGGGTGGCGGGCTCTTCGGAACACCACTCTATCTGAACGAGAAGTGTATCGCGTTCGCAGTGTTCGTGCTCTTCGTCTTCTGGATGCCGCATCCGAAGGCGTGGGAACATGAGGCAGTCCTTGCGTTTGTTCTCGCAATGACAGCCTATGTATTGATGGCGTGGTATGACTACATCTACGATTGTAACGACAAGCTAGGACCTACGCTGCTAGGTGGTCTGATCGGATGGGCGAAGCCGTATGGCGGTGTGCCTCCGGGGACTCACGAACTTCCGGTCAAGTACAAGAAGGTTGTCGGTGTGTTTGACACCGTGGTGCTGCTTGTCCTTCTGGGTCTGTTGGTGGTTCCTTACCTGCGGAAATGACGACCCACCCATATCTCATTGTGTTCGAATTCCTCCGACTTTGTGAACCCGTTTGCGATCAAGATCGAATCGCATGCGTCCTTCTTGTCGTCCGTCTGCGTCTCGATACAGATAACTCCAACTGGAATTGACCAGTCCATTGTTTGAAGGGCGTCGAGTTCAGATCCTTCTACGTCCAACGACCAGAAATCGATCGTCTTCACGCCTGCTTCGTGGAGAATCGAGTCTAGACGTCTTGCCGGAACTTGAATGAGCTGTATGTCCTTTTCCCTGTGCCATCCGTTATAAAAGCTTTCGCTGGTGTTCTCGCGGACGGAGCTCACGGCACCGTGTTCATAGATGTCAATCGTCCCTTCATTCGTCGACACTGCACATTGAAAGAGTGTACAGCGTGGGCGATTGACCTTGAGCTTTGCGAATGAGGCCGGGATTGGTTCAATGAGAACACCTGACCAACCCATCGTGTCCTCGAAGAACTTTGTATTCGAAAACAGAACACCATCTAATGCCCCCATCTCTAAGAATGTCCCATTCCGCATCGTTGGGAAGTACTGTTCGCGTATATGCTTGTCTTCTCCCATTTGTCCATAATATACCGGAGGACGTTGGAATGCCTTTCGGAACCCTTGCATTTAGTTACTGTATGCGAGTCCGCCCATGCCGCTCATGACGCGGAAGATGTTGTAGTTCACGGCATACATGCGGAACAGGTACGGGTACTGCTTGCTCGGGAACTGACCAGCAGACAATGCCGTGGCTGCGTTGCCCGTGATCGAGTCGAACACCAGGGTCGTGGTGTCGATACGCGAGAAGTTACACGAGCCGCTCGGCTGGTGCTCCTCGGGGGCCAGGGAGAACGAGTACACGTTGATCGGGTTGACCGACTGGGCATACGTCTGGTTCGTCTGCTGGAAACCAGCCTGGGCGTAGTTGGTGACTCCCGACAGGCCCGTAACACCGGAGATACCGCTGACCGAGGTATATACAGATGTAGTGGGATCGTAGATCGCATAGAAGGTGATACCGCTCGTTCCAGTGACACCTGATGCGATACTCGTCGAGTAGGTTGCACCGCTCAAGTTGGCAGTGGCAGCCGCAGACGTGAGAGCATTGATCGACGCGCCCGATGGGAACCCAGTAACCGGGAGGCCACCGCTTGTCGTAAGAGCGGAGATGATGTACATAACGTTGCCCGTGACGATCGATCCAGATAGCGTGTTTGCGGTGAGTGTAATGACACCGGCTGTCGAAATGTTGCCAGTGAACGTCGCAGTTGCAACACCGACCACACTGCCCGTCAGAGGCAGCTGAACCTGGGCGTGCTGCTCGAACCCGCCACCCGAGTGGTGCTGGTAGGGCTGGACCTTCCAGAAATAGTCACCGTACCGCTCATCGAAGCGGTCCTGGCCGTTGAGCTGGAGGCGGCAGCGGTCTGCGATGTCGTCGTACGAGAACGGCTGCGTGTAGGTGAGTGCGGCACCCGTGCTGGTCGCGGGCAGAGAGCAGTCGAGCTTGCGGGCATCCTGGTACACCCACACCAGCTCCTTGACCGGGTGGTTGAGCGTGAGGTCGAGACGCACGTTCGCGGACGTCACCGACTGCTGAAGACCATACTGGAGCTGGTCAATGAGGTACTCGTGCGTCTGCTGAGCGAAGCGGCGACGCTCATCCGTGTCGAGGTAGATGTAGTCCACGTACACCGCACAGTCCTTGAAGCGAGGCAGGAGCTGAGCAGCCTGCGGGATGCCACCCGGCCAGGCCTGGGCCACACCGGTCGAGCTGTAGCCATACACACTCTGTACCAGATCCGTCGCAGGGCGGAAGATGAAGTTCAGGCGAACCTCGTGGTACTGGAGGGCAATGAGCGGCAGAGCCAGTCCCGGGTTGCGGCAGAACCAAAAGGACAGCGGGATGTACATGACCGTCGGGCGACCACCGCAGCCCTGAGGAGTCGTGACCACACCCTCGGCGTTGTAGCCGAGCATCTGATCAAGGCGAACCGATTGGTCATACGGCGACGTGAGGGACTCCCAGAGATACATCCACTCGCCATAGTGGCGATCCATGACCTGACCGCCGATCTCAATCTCCACCTGCTGGATCAGCAGGTAACCGAGGCGACGACGACCACCGGCCGTCCAGAGGACACCGGCCGTCGACGTGCTAGGAACAGTGGACGCCGTCACCGTGCTTCCCAGTGCAGTCGTGTTGAGTGCGGAGTAGCGGGTGTCGGGCAGCGTGACCTCGAGGTAGGTGCGGAACATCAGGTCAGCGTTCCGGTTCACGACCACCACTGACCGCTGGCCATACGACGGTGAACCCGTGAAGTTGACACGCATGGCCTCCATGGCAAAATTGGTATGACGCTTGTACAGCACCTTCCAAAAGGTGATGTGGGGGTTTCCGGTGATGTAGGCATCCTGAGCACCATATGCGACGAGCTGAAGAAGACCGCCGCCCATTGTGTTTATCTTT